AGGCGCCGCTAAGTCAATGTATGCTTCTTGTCTTCAAAGCTATTTTCTTAACGTTGATACTGCCACTACGCACCAGATCACGACTGCGCCAACGATGAAACAGGCTGATGAGGTCATGTCACCCATCAGAACTGCAATTGTTCGTAGTCGTGGGCCTCTGTTCAAGTTCCTCACTGAGGGATCGATGCAGAACACCACTGGCTCGCGAGTCAATCGGATGAAATTAGCCTCCACCAAGAAGGGCGTAGAAAACTTCTTAACCGGCTCTCTTCTTGAAGTCCGTCCGATGACGATTAATAAGCTCCAGGGACTTCGGCCGAAGGTCTCTACCATCGACGAGTGGCTATCCGGCGATATTCGAGAGGATGTCGTTGGAGCAGTCGAACAAGGAGCTTCTAAACTAGATGATTACCTGATTGTCGCCATCAGTTCCGAGGGTACAGTCCGAAATGGGTCAGGCGATACGATCAAGATGGAGTTGGCAGACATCCTACGGGGTGAATACCTGGCACCGCACATCTCGATCTTCCATTATCGGTTAGATGAGCTCGAGGAAGTAGCTGATCCCTCGACCTGGTTGAAGGCAAACCCGAATCTGGGGCAAACCGTCTCGTATGAGACGTATCAGCTGGATGTTGAACGTGCCGAGAAGGCCCCCGCTTCCCGGAACGACATCCTTGCCAAGCGATTCGGGATTCCTATGGAAGGTTACACCTACTTCTTCACTTACGAGGAGACTCTGCCCCATCGTTCGAGGCAATTCTGGCAGTTGCCTTGCGCTCTTGGAGCTGACCTTTCACAAGGCGACGACTTCTGCGCCTTTACCTTCCTCTTCCCGTTGCCAAACGGAAATTTCGGCGTCAAGGTTCGAAGTTACATCACGTCGCTAACTCTCATGAAGCTTCCCGGTGCTATGCGGTACAAGTATGACACCTTTATCAATGAGGGAAGTCTGCATGTCTTGGAGGGTACCGTCCTAGACATGATCGAGGTCTATGAAGATCTCGAAGCACACATCGAAGAGTCTGAGTATGACATTCGTACCCTTGGCTTTGACCCTTACAACGCAAAAGAGTTCGTAACTCGATGGGAACAGGACAACGGACCCTTCGGGATTGAGAAAGTCATTCAGGGTGCCAAGACAGAGTCGGTCCCTCTCGGTGAAATCAAGATTCTTAGTGAAGAACGTATGCTTATATTTGACCAGGACTTGATGCAGTTCGCCATGGGCAATGCAATCACGATGGAGGACACGAATGGGAACCGAAAACTGCTGAAGAAGCGCCAGGAGGAAAAGATTGACAACGTATCAGCACTGCTAGATGCGTATGTCGCATACAAGGCTAATAAGGAGGCGTTTGAATGATCGATTCAGGGAAGGAGGTGACTGATGTCTATTGGTTCTCGTCTACGACACTCCTGGAACGCGTTCGTTAACCAGGAAGAGAATTATCGTATCAAGTCTTGGGACATGGGCGCAGCTTACGGCGTTAAGCCCGATCGGACAAGATTGAATCTTTCGACCGAACGCTCCATCATCTCCTCGATCTACACGCGCCTTAGCATTGACGTTTCCTCAGTAGCCATTCTCCACGTTCGGCTTGATGACAACAAGCGATTCGTCGAAGAGATTGACAGCGGTTTGAACAACTGCCTAACTCTCGAAGCGAACATCGATCAAGCTGCTCGTGCCTTTCGACAAGACATTGCTATGTCCCTCTTCAGTACTGGAGTAGTGGCTATTGTTCCTGTCGATACAAGTTTCAACCCCGAGACTTCGGGTAGTTACGACATCAAGACCATGCGCGTTGGCGAGATTGTTCAATGGTACCCCAAGCACGTTCGAGTTAATCTATACAACGAAGCCCGAGGACTCCGCGAAGAGATTACTCTCGAGAAGAAGGTTGTAGCTATTGTCGAGAATCCCCTCTACTCGATAATGAACGAGCCAAACTCAACCTTGCAAAGACTGATTCGAAAGTTGAATCTGCTCGATGCTGTTGATGAGGCGTCTAGCTCCGGCAAACTGGATCTGATCATTCAGCTTCCCTACGTTATCAAGTCTGAGGCTCGTAAGCAGCAGGCTGAACAAAGGCGTAAGGACATTGAGTTCCAGCTGAAGGGGAGTACCTATGGTATCGCCTATACCGATGGTACCGAGAAGATTACTCAGCTGAACCGTCCTGCAGAGAATACACTTCTCAAGCAGGTGGAGTACCTGACAGCAATGTTGTACAGCCAACTTGGGTTGACTGAGACGGTTATGAATGGTACTGCTGATGAAGCCACAATGTTGAACTACAGCAACCGTACTATTGAGCCGATTCTTACTGCAATCACTGAAGCTTTGAAGCGGACCTTCTTGACTAAGACGGCTCGTTCTCAGAATCAGTCTATTGAGTTCTTCAAGGACCCCTTCAAGTTTGTTCCTATTGCTGACATTGCCGAGATTGCTGATAAGTTCACTCGAAATGAGATTCTCACTTCGAATGAGTTCCGGCAGATCGTAGGATTCAAGCCAGCTGCAGATGCGAAGGCTGATGAACTGCGAAACAGCAACATGCCACAGTCTGAGTTGGGCGTTGCTCCTCCTGAAGGAGAAGAAGAGCTCGATGAAGGTGGCGACGCGGAACAGAGCGCTCTCGATGAGATCGATAGCGTCCTGGACAGTGTCTTTGCCGAGCTAGGAATCGAAGAGGACGAAGAAGATGTTGCCTGATGATTCCGCGCTGTTTCATGGTGGGGAGTACGATCCTGCCAAGGCGCGCGAATACTATCTTCGTACTCGAGAGCTAAAGGGCCGAAAGAAAGGGTCTGCCCCACCGCCAGCAAAGGGACGGCCTGCCGCTAAGGCAACCGTAACCAAGCTATCGACAAAGCAAAAGGCGGCAACCACCCAGGCCAAGATAGCTGCTCTGAAGAAGCGCCTCGAAACCCTACGGGATGCCCTCGCCGAACTGGTGGCGGCAGCCAAGAAGAGGAGCGGAGTAGACCCCAAGGATACAAAAGGCGGCAAGGGGTCAGGCAGTACCTCCACTTCCAAGCTTACCCCTAAGCAGAAGAAGCAGGCTGCTGCCAGGTCCAAGGAATACTATGAAAAGCACAAGGACAAAACTCCAGATGAGCAGATCAAGGCTCTAGAAGCTCAGATCAAATCAATCAAAGCCAGAATCAAGGCGGCGATTGCTGATGCCAAGAAGAAACCGGCAAAGAAGTCCAAGTCCAAGACGGCATCGAAAGGCCGTTGACACTCAATCGAAAGGAGCCAGTCAAAATGGAAGCAGATTTTAGCGGTTATGCGACCAAGACCGGTCTCAAGTGCTCCGACGGTCGAACCATCATGCCTGATGCCTTCAAGCACATGGATGGGCAGACGGTTCCGCTGGTCTGGCAGCACGGTCACAGTGAGCCGACAAACGTTCTCGGTCATGCGTTGCTCGAGAATCGTGCAGATGGCGTTTACGCATATGGCTTCTTCAACGACACCGCGTCGGGGAAGAGCACGAAGGCGCTTGTTCAGCATAAGGACATTACGAATCTGTCCATCTACGCGAACAAGCTGGTGGAGCGAGGTAAGTCTGTTCTCCACGGTTCAATCCGAGAGGTCAGTCTGGTTCTTTCAGGCGCCAATCCGGGAGCACTCATCGACAATGTCAACCTCGCGCACTCTGACGGCGAGATTGAGACTCTTGAAGATGAGGCAATCATCTACACCGGGCTGACTCTCGAGCACGAAGACTCCCCGGAACCAGCATCATCGGACGATTCAGACGATGGACCTACCATCGAGGACATCTACAACTCCTTCACGGAGGAGCAGAAGAATGTCGTCCATTTCATGATCGGGGCCGCCCTCGAGGGCGTCGAAACTGGCGAAGCTGAGCATTCGGATGAGAAGTCCGAGGAAACAGCCGAACCGGAGCAATCTGATGACAAGTCATCCGATGATGACACGTCCGAGGCAACTCTCAACCACCAGGAAGGTACTGAAATGACCCATAACGTCTTCGAGCAGAGCGGTGGAACGCCCACCCAGGCTCGTCCGACCTTGACCCACGATCAGCTTCAGGAGATCGTCACCGACGCCAAGCGTCTCGGGTCGTTCAAGGAGTCGTTCCTCCAGCACGCGGTCACCTACGGCATCGAGAACATCGATCTTCTGTTTCCCGACGCCAGGACGATCACGAACTCCCCGGAATTCGTCTCGAGGCGGATGGAATGGGTCTCCGGAGTCATCAACGGAACCCGTCACTCCCCCTTCTCCCGAATCAAGTCCCAGTCTGCAGACATCACCCTCGACACCGCCCGTGCCAAGGGATACGTGAAGGCTACGCTGAAGAAGGAAGAGTTCTTCGCGCTCACGGAGCGGGTTACGACCCCGCAGACCATCTACAAGAAGCAGAAGCTCGACCGGGACGACATCATCGACATCACGGATCTCGATGTGGTGGCCTGGCTCAAGGCTGAGATGAGGGTGATGCTCGATGAGGAGATCGCCCGCGCCGTGCTGATCGGTGATGGCCGCGATGTTGCTGACCCTGACAAGATTCAGGAGAACTACATCCGTCCGATTGCTTCTGATGACGAGTTCTACACCCACCAGACGATCGTCCAGGCGAGTGTCGTTGGCGATGGCCTCGTTGATGCGGTTCTCGAGCAGCGCGAGTACTACCGTGGGTCGGGTAACCCGGCGATGTACACGACCGAGCGCGCTCTCACCGAGCTGCTCCTCGTCAAGGACACCACGGGACGTCGGATCTACGAGACTGAGGCTTCGCTCGCCGCGGCGCTTCGTGTTTCGAAGATTGTCACCGTGCCGGTCATGGAGGATGCCGAGGTCGTCGATGTTGGCGATGGCACCACCGTCCATGATCTGCTGGCCATCCTGGTCAACCTTTCTGATTACACGCTGGGTGCTGACAAGGGCGGCGCAATTGCGATGTTCGATGATTTCGACATCGAT